TATCACCCGGCAGCCGTGTTGCAGGCGACCGATGTAGATGACGTCCGAGATCGAGGCCGACCGGCCGGCGTAGGAGAAGTTGAAAGACTGCGCGGTAACGCCGGCATGGAGCAGGCGCGGCGTCACGTTGTAGCCCGTTGCGGTGAAGGTAGCAGCCATGTCGTCTCTCCTTACGCGCCGTGAGCCGCAGCGTAGGTCGGGATGACGATCGTCGCGAAGTCGGCGGAGTTGAACACCGTCTTCTTGAGACCGCCGATCAGGCCGGCCGCAACACCGAGCTGGTTCTTGTAGTCGAACAGCTCTTCGGTCCAGTCCATCTCGGTCCCGCCCTGCGGGCCGCTCGCGAAACACGCCGCCTGCGCGCCCGCGAAGATCGCGCGCCGGCTGCTCGCCTTGTAGGCGCCAGCGTTGGTGATCCCCTGCGGGACACGGTTCGACTCGTGCAGCACGACGCCGTTGTAGACGCCCAGCGCGCCGGTGAAGATCGGGTTGTCCGACTCCCTCCCGCCTTGCATCGCCGCTTTCTGGATGTCGAGCCATTGACCCGTGTTCGTGTTCGTGCGGAGGTCGGTCACCTGGTACGGATGCATGAAGCAAACGTACATTGGCTTGCCATCCACGCGAATCGGACGCATCAGCGGGGCCATCACCTTCGCCTTCTCGACGGCGTAGTCGATCGCCGCGAGGGACATCAGCGACGTTGTCGAGAGCGAGTCTTCGTCGGTGCCGTTCCAGCCGGTCACGACGATCTTCGTCGTCGGCGCCGTGGCGGTGTTCATGCCCGTCAGCTTGGTATCGCCAACGACGGTGTTGCCACCGAGCGCGTTGAAGAACCAGGTGTCGATGCGGTTCGCCCACCAGTCGGTCAGACCCTCGCGGGCCTCCTCGCGCACCGAGAACGGCACGCGCTGCTCCGACATCTTGCCGCCCGAGCGGACGGCGTGGCGCAGCTGGTCGATCAGGATCGAGTCGCTATACGTGGACAGCGCCTCTTCGTTGCCTTCGAGCGTGGAGTCGCCCGAGATGCCGTCACCCGTCAGCTGCATCCGCAGGCCGTAGGTGATCTTGTCGCCCGCGCTCTTGTTGAGCTCGGACTTGACTTGGACTAGGGACGTCGTCCCCGAGCCCATGAACCGCTTGACGTAGGTTTCGGCGAGCGCCTCTTGGAAGAGCTTCTTCGCCCAGACCTTGACCGCAAGCGGATGGTTGACGCCGTAGCTGGTCGCCGCCATCTGTGTGCTCCGTTAAACGTTGATGAACGAGTCGCCGTCGTAACGCCGCCGGCTTCGCGAGCATCGCGTTTCGGAGCGGGCAGCGAAGAACCCGAGCGAGGATGCGCCCCTCGGGGCGGCGCTATACGCCAGCGCAGGCGAGTCGGGGTTTTTTGACTCTGGTCCCCGAACAGAGATCGCTGCGGGCCGGGGTGAGGGTTCAGCCCGCACCGCGATTCTGCTATCCGCCAGCAATCCTCTTCCAGTTGTCGCCCTTCGTGAGCTTCTCGAACTCGGAGGGCGACATGGCCGCCAACTCGGCGAACGTCGGAGCGGATCTCCCGCTGCCGCCACCACCGCCGCCGGCCGCCAAACGCTGACCCTGTTGCCGCATGGAGACAACGCTCTCCGCGCTGCCGTCCTTGCGCCGGTATCCCAAGGCCTGCGCTATCTGGTATGCGAATTCTGCCACAGAAACGCCGTTTTGTTGCGCGTGCAGGGCCAACGACCACGCATCCTGCCGCAGGCGCTCCGCCACCTGGGAGTCGTCCAGCCCCAAAGCCGAGTACTCGGCCGCCTTCATGTCGCGCGCGTGCCGGACGGCGTCCATGTAGTCGGGGTGATCCTGACGGAAGGCATCCTCGTCCGCCTTCACCCGGCTCGAGACCTCGACCACGGCACGCTGCGCCGCCTGTTGCTGCGCGTAAGCCTGCTGCTGCTCCCAGGCCGCGCGCTGCTGCTCGGCAATCGACTGCTGCATCGCCGCCAGCTGCGCCTGCGTCTGCTTCGTCGCGTGCGAAATAGCCCCGATCGGGTCGGTGTTCTCATCCGGCGGCGGCTCGACCGGCGCCTGCTGCTGCTGCTGGAGCGCCTGCCACATGATCCCGAGACGCTGGTTCACGAGCTCCTGCTGCTGCTGCCACGCGGCGCGCTCAGATTGCAGTTGCTGCGCGTGCCGCTGGCGCTCGCGAATGTGGACCGCGATCGGGACCGACTGCGGCGGAGCTTTCTTCTGCTCCGTTTGCTCCGCGTTCTCTTCGGCCGAGGGGGCCTCCTCGTGCTCGGCCGCCCGGTCGGCCTCTAGGATGGACGATACGTCCTGGTCGGTGATAGTGGCGTCGTCGTGTTGCGAAACCTGTTGCGAGTTTTCACTCTGTGGACTCTGCCCAACCTGTTGCGAATCGGTACTCATAATGGTTTGCTCCTCTCACCGGACAGCGCGGGCCTCGGCTCGGCCCGTAGAGCGGCGATCGTTGCGTCCTGCTCGGCACGAATCGACTGCATTGCCGTGAACCCGTCCACGATCGCCTTCAGGACGGTCTCGAACGTGGTCAGGCGCGCATCCATGACCGCCTCCAGTTGCTTGAGTTGCGCGGTGAGATGCATCTCCTCGCGCTTCGCTTGCAGATTGGAGGCGTTCTCGCGCTCGCGCGCTGCGGCCTGCGCCATCTCCACCTCGGTGCGACGGGCGGCGTCCACCTCGGCCGCCTGCATTGCACCCTGCTGCTTCCTGTCTTCGATCGCCATCGCGCCTTCGACGCGCATCTTCTCCAGCTTCTCCTTCTCGGAGGGCTGCGGCGGCTGCGCCTGCTTGGCGGCAATCTCCTTCTTCCAATCCTGAATGAGGCCCTGAGGCAACGGCAGATAGTCCAGCGCAGACTGCGGCGGCTGGATCCCCATCTGCGCCATCTGCGGCGCCACCATCATCAGCGTCTGGAAGGTGCGTCCCTTCGCGTCGCGCGTGATCGTACTCTCGTCCACCGCAACGGAATAGCGCGCCCAATCGGGCTGGCGCGTCACCGGGATGAACTGCTCTCCCTGCTTCCCGACGATGCGCGCCATCCGGCCGTCAGCGATGAAGCGGTTGATCATCTCCAGCCCCACGCGACCGTCGCGCTTCATGTACAACCGGATCGCGTCAAACCACGGCGTCAGAAGCGTGAGACCGGCCTGCGTGCGGAGTTCCTCCACGACTCCAGGCTGCCCCTTCGACTCCGCCTGCGACAGTAGTTCGGGCGCGATGCCGACGATGCTCGGGATCGACTCCACCAGGAACTGCGTCAGAGTTGCCAGCTGCGCCGGCAAGACCGGCGGATCCTTCGGCTTTACCTTCCCCTGCGCGATCGCGCCCGGGCGCACCCAGGCGATCGCGTTGGATTTCGCCCAGTCCTCCTCGAACTTGCGGACGTTGTCCACGGCGTCCGCCTCGACCATCAGGCCGCCCTTCGCGCCGTGCTTCAGCGCGTGCAGCGTCGAGATCAACAACGTGTTTATGAACCGCTGCGGATCCAGCCCGTAGTGGATCAGCCCGAGGAAGTGACCGGTCTCGTCGTCGCGAATCCCGGTCATGCATTGGTACGGGAAGCCCGTTTGCAGTACCGCCTCGCCGCGCTCCAGCACCGTGCCGCCGACCGTCCAGACATGGTAGTAGCGGCGCTTCATGCGCTTCGCGTGCTGCGGGACCGGCATCCCGAGCTTCTCGGCGCGCTCCTTCGCCTCGCCGAACTGCTCCTCGTCCAACTGCACGAGCGCCCCATCATCTCCAACGACGTCGTACTGCGTGTGCCTGCACCACTCAACGTGGTGGATCACGCGGAACTCGCCGTTTCGCTGATCGACCGCAGCGGCGCTCTTCTCATACTCCCAGGCGGAGTCGGCGTTGTGCAGCGGGCCGCCTGACTCGTTGTCGAAGTGCGTGGCCTCCGGCGAGACCGTCATGTTCTCCAACGCCTCTTCGCCCCAACGCTCCCTGATATCGTCGCGCGAGTACCAATGGTCGCATTGCACCCAGCGCGCCTCCGCCAGGCCCGGGCGGCGCGCGGAAGTGTCCCAGCGGAAGCGGCGCGGGTCGAACCGCTCCTTCGTGATCTGCCCCTCTTCGTCAACGTCATAGGCCATCGCTCGCGACGTCCAGCCCATGCCCGTGTTCAGAAGGTCGCGGAACGCCTGCGACTCCTCGTACTCTTCGTCGCCTATGTCGCGCACCCAGCGCGCGACATCTGTCATCACCTCCGCGCCGCCAGCATCCTCGACCTTGCGCGGCAGATAGGACAACTCTTGGCGGTTCGCCACCTGTTGCCCGCAGACCACGTTTACCAGGCGCGCCAGCTGGTTGAGGGCCGCGTTGGGCTTCTCCTGCTCGCGGAGCTCGTCCTCCTCGACGGCCGTCCATTGATGGCCGGCGACGAACCTCATGCAAGTCGAGGCCTGCTCGACCCACGCCTCGCAGAAGTGGGCGCTCGAGCGGCGCGCCGCCGTCACTCGGGCAATCGCACCCTCGTCGGTGTCGTACCAGGGGCCGTCGAGCAGTTGGTCGTCGGGCCTTACGTCCATGCGCTGCTCCTTGCGCCCGCGCGCCTGGCGTAGCGGTCGGGCTGCTTTTGTTCGATCGCGGGCCCGGGCCACACTAGCGACAACTCAGGCTCGACCAGACGCGCGAGACTGTCGAGCATATCGTCGTGAAGCGGAACCGGGAACGCCGCGTATTCATCCTCGACAAAGCGGGTGACCAGATCCAACGGCTTCCTCTCGTAGTCGATATATGTGAGGTACTCGGGCAACCAGATTCTACCTTGCTCGAACCACGGCACCAGACGGCGGATCCTATCGTTCTTCGAGGTCGTGCCGCCCACCTCATCGATCGAGAAGCGGTAGTTCTCCGTCTCCATCCGCTCCTTGATGTACTCGACGTCGGCCATCAGCCCGTAGCGCTCGTAGCGAACGTAGGCGGGCCGCCATTGCCGGTGCCAGCGCATCACGAGGTCGCCCCGCTCCGTCAGGTTCAGGCGGTCGCGCACCATGTCGAGAACGTAGGCGTTGCGGTCGGCCCCGAGCCCGATCGCCCAGCCTGCGGTGTAGTCGGAGAGCTTCTTCTTCTCACTCGCCGCGTCGAACAGCAGATAGACCGTCAGGCCCGAGCGGATGTCGAGCGGACTCTTGCGGTAGTAGCGCAGCCAGGCGCGCTGGAAGCCCTGCACGCTGTCGGCCGTCGGGTTCTGCAGCATCTGCGCTGAGAAGACATATGGGCCCATATCCCGCCGCTTCTCCGCCAGCGTCTCGCGCGTCACGAAGACGGGCTCGCCCTCTGCCGTGCCGTCCGCCGTGGCGGCCTTCACCCGGGGCTCGACGGTGCCGCGCTCAATGATCGTGCGATAGGTGTCGGCGTGGTGATAACGCGTCCCGATGAACCGCCGCCGGCCGCCGCTCGCGCCGAGGTTGTAGGACATGGCGAGCGCGTTCGTGGTCTTCTCGATCATCTCCGGCGTGGTGACCGACTCCAGCGTCACGACGTCATCGTAGACCAGCAACGAGTAGTGCTTCGAGGTGGGCTGGCCGTCCACGAGCCCCCACGCCTCGACCGAGGCCTCCTTGGGGTTGGTCTGCCGCTTGAGGGTGATGCCCTCGTCCTCTGACCACTTGGGCGCCTGCTTGCGCGGGTCGTCCCAGAGAATCTCGGGGAATAGGCGCTTGAGTTCGGCGTTGCGCTCGAGCTCCAGCTTGATCTGGCGCAGGAACGCTTTGGCGATCGGGCGCGTGTGCGAGAAGATCCCGACCGTGAGCTCGGGATCGACCAGCAGGTCTTGGATCGTCTTCCCGAACGTGACCAGCGTGCTCTTGTAGTGCTCGCGCGCCCAGAGGTCGAGGTGGCCATCAGGACTCGCCTGCACCTCCCGACACCTCTCGAACAACCACGGGTTCTCCAGGTCCGCCCGCCCCAGCAGATAGCGCAGCAGGAAGTACAGGTCGTTCCGCGCCAACCAACGTAGGTGATCGCTCGCCTCCTCGGCGGAACAGTCCTTCAATCCAGCCGCGAGTGTCTGGTACTCCTCGATGCTCGACAGCAGCGGCGACGTCAACGTGCGCCTCCTTCGGCATCAGCGCGAGCACGGCCGCCACCAACCTCTCGGGGGGGAGCGCCTCCAGCGCGGCCTTGCCGCCGGCCTCCCAGACCTCCTGCAGATCCCGAACGAACCGCTGGCGCAGGCGCTGCTGGGCGGAACTCACGCCCGAGGGGTTGCGGGTCTCCCCCGGCACCATCGGCCGCAGATTGGCTAAGTTGCCCATTTGCCGTCATTGTAGGCAATGAGAATGATTCTCATTCACCACGCACCCAGCCATACGGCAAACGCTCGTATCAGCCCGACGACGACCAAGAACACCCCGGTAACGGAGGCGGTCACGAGCGCAAAGGCGGCGGCGTCAAACCAAGGCGACGCCCCCTTCTTGAAATCCAGCTTGTCGTCGGGGATCATCCATACCCCGACGATCGAAACGACCAGCAGCAACGCTCCGATTTCGATCATGTCTCACCCCTAGTGCAGCGTGGGAAGCCACTCCTCGACCTCTGTGGGGTCTGGGCAACGCTGCTCTGCGATCACCCAGGCGGCTAACCGCACCGCCGTCACCCGGGCCTGCGCGAGATCTCGAGCCCGGCCCTTGATCCACTCTCGACGCACCGCCTGGTCGCCCCTCACTCTGCGCCGCCGCCAGTACCTCATGGTGCGCCTCCTATAGGCGGGGGGACCGAGCCCGGCCGTGGACGAGCCGGCCCCCCCTAGTGTCCGCCGGGAGGGGGGGCGGCGAACACATTGAACTATTTGTTGCCCCGCAGCGCGAGCTAGTCCTCGGGCAGCACATGGACGACTCTCTGGTGCTCGACGAGCCC